GGATGCTTCTTCCCGGCACCATGCAACAAACTGCCCGGGTGATGGCAGAAATGGTCTATTCTGCCGACGGGCAACACGCATTCCGGCGCTCACCTGTTCCATCGTGGTGATCCCGTTTTCCCGGAAAGCCAGAACCCACTGGCGGCGGATTTCGTTCAGTTCGTTCTGGTCACGATTAGCCAGGCTCGCCGGGAAAGTTGCCAGTAACTGGCTGAATACACCGTTGATTATCTGCGCTACCTGCTGTACCTGCGGCTTTTCGTCGTACTGTTCCGGCATGTTGTTGGCGATCCGACGCATCTGCTCACGGTCAAAGTTAACCATCTGTGCGGCGATGTTTTTCATAAATCCACCCCGTAAATCCAGTCAGTGTTCGTCAGGTCGAGTTTTGGTTTGCCGGCTGTCACGCCAGCCTGTTGCTTGTTTCGGTTGATTTCGAGCTGGGTCCACTTGTCGCGGAGTTTGGCCGGACTCAGCACGTTACCGGACCAGAAGTTGTCCTGGCAGGCCCAGCGGAACAGTACACACATGTCGCGGTGGTTACGTCCATCACGTTCACGCATCAGACGGATATCGTTAGCCCACCCTGCAAAATTCGGTTTTCTGGCTGATGGCGCGATGGTCTTCACCATGTCAAACATCCACTCTGCGGCGGTCAGGTCTTCTGCTGTCCCCCACTTGCTGCCGTTCTGAATCGCAGCATCCGCTTTCACCACAGGAAGGTCGTTTTCTGGCAGGTCAGAGGATTCGCCAGAATTCTCGGACGAATAAGGTTTTATATTGTCTTTTGTTAGTTTGTCTTTTGTGTTTACCTGATTCGGGTAAGTGCCTTTACCTGATTTGGGTAAACTTTTCTTACCTGATTCAGGTAAATTTACCTCTTTCAGGTAAACTTTATTTTTCTTACCTGATTCGGGTAATGTTGACCATTCACTGACCACATTATTAATGCCTATATTCCGCCCGCTCTGAATAAAAATCCCACGCTTTACCAGAACACTTTTTGCAGCAGAACACTTGTGCGGCAATATCCCGGTCAACTCGGAAAGTTGCTCGTTGCTCACCCAATCCAGTTTTTTATTAAAGCCATATGTTTTGCGCATGACAGCCAGGAAGACCAGAAGCTGGTGCTGTGTTAATCCGGCCAGCATTACAGCTTCCAGCAACTCATTTGCAATGCGCGTATAACCATCATCGAGATCTGCCACGCGCGGCTCCTTTTGTGCCGCATCCGGCACAGGAAAATTGAATATCTCAGCAGTGTTTGCCATAATTCCTCCCGCAATGAGTGTGTTACGATTTGCACCTGAAAGTCGGTTCTGTTCCCGCAGACCGACTTTCGCCATTTTTAAACCTGTCATATTGCCCCCAACATGGTGGTAACCATCGCCATCAATGGACCAGCCAGATCCGGGTCCACACGAAACATCGACACAATACCTTCACTCATCTCCTTCAGTTTCTGGTGGCGTGGTGCGTTGAGAATGACAGCCTGTTTTGCCTCACTGAGTTCCTTTTCCATTTCAGCCAACCTAGCCATGAAGCTATCCTGCTCAACCAGGTAACCGCGATATTCCAGCGGTAGTACCGCCAGAATTGCCGGGGTCAGTTCACGCACGTTATTTCGGTATTTTTCAGAATCGAATTTGTTATCGAGGAAGCGGAACAGCTTCTGGCGTGTACGGCTGACATCATCAGGGAAATCGATGGTGCCGCCGCCCTGCTCCCGATACTCATTCACAATGAGTGTGGCAACGACATCCTGATTATCTACAGCCGACCAGGCGCGGACGGCATCACGGATTTTTTCGTGGCCTGGCACCTGTTTTATTTGAGAACGATTTATCACCGCAGTCGGGCTAAATCCGCTAGTCTGTTGGTATGTAAGTGGTTGCATAATCATTGCCTTATCAGTTAACGCCGCAGTTTAGGCGGCAGAATTACTCGCGTTAAACAATGGTGCAAGGTCGGGACGAATATCTGCTGGTTTAATCTTTCCACCAGTGGCTGAGACAATTTTCATTACATAGCGGGCATCAATTCCGCCACCGTGTAGCCAACGCCAAACAGTGGGCTACACCGCATAGATCTGCCAGTCGTTTTTGACTACCTGTAATACTGATTGCGAGTTGAATGGTTTGATTTGTCATTATCAATTCCTATTGGTATTACAATGAATGGATAATAGCAATGCGTATTAATCCAATCAATAGCAAAACGTGTTTTGACCATCAATACGCAAGCGTATAAATTAAAACTTATGAAAAAAGAAACTCTTGCTGATCGCTTAAACCTAGCGATGGAACAATCTGGAATGTCTCAAGGCGCTCTTGCAAAGGCGTCTGGCGTAGCTCAACCCACAATCTGGAGACTGACAAGCGGCAACGCACGCGGCTCAACAAAAATTGTTGAAATAGCTAATGCATTGGGTGTTCGAACAGAGTGGCTCTCATCAGGCATAGGCCCGATGAGAAATGACGGTCAACAATCAGGGAAGCCTGCTGTCAACCATTCCAAATACTTCAAGATTGACGTTCTTGATATAGAAGTCAGTGCTGGGCCGGGTGTCATCAACCGTGAGTTTGTAGAAGTCCTACGCTCGGTTGAGTACTCGTTTGACGATGCTCGTCACATGTTCGATGGCAGGAAGGCAGAAAATATCCGCATCATTAACGTACGCGGTGACAGCATGTCAGGAACGATCGAACCAGGTGATCTTCTGTTCGTTGATATCACTGTTAAATCTTTCGACGGTGATGGTATCTATGCGTTTCTGTACGACGACACAGCCCATGTAAAGCGCCTGCAAATGATGAAGGATAAGCTGCTGGTTATCTCTGATAACAAGAGCTACTCACCGTGGGACCCGATCGAAAAAGACGAAATGAATCGGGTATTTATATTTGGGAAAGTTATTGGGAGCATGCCACAGACATATAGAAAACATGGGTAGATTATTAATGACAGATTTCATCAAGATAACCAGATGATGTTTTGGTGAGACATGCTGACATCCTCATAATTTATAGAATGGATGTTTCAAGCAGAGCTTAAGGTATATGGATATGTCAAAAAAAAATTTTGAATTCAAAAATTACCCAATAGTCTTTATTGGCTCAGGCATTTCAAAAAGATATTTAGAGAACTACCCAACGTGGGAAGAGCTATTAAACGAGTATTGGAAAATAACAAATCCCACAAATGATTTCTATAGTTATCTTTTAACAATAAAAGAATCACATAAAAATAACAGTGATAATGATATCGATCATAAGATTTATACAGAGGCAGCAAGTAAAATTGAAAATGATTACAATCTATTGTTTAGGACTGGCAAATTAAAATTAAATGGACTAGATGCCAAGAGGGTTTTTAGTGAAGATATTTCACCATTTAAATACGCCATATGCCAAAGATTTTCTAATAACACAATCAGAAAGGATGTAAATCTTGATGAATTAGCATCATTTAAAACATTAATAAAAAAGGCCAAGATAATCATCACTACAAATTATGATGCTTTCATAGAAAATTTACTTCAAGAGCAAAATGTAACTCCAAAACTCTATATTGGAAATAATGGTTTTTTCGAAGATACCATTGGATGGAGTGAGTTATACAAAATCCATGGTGATATAAAGGATCCACACTCAATAATCATAAATAAAGATGATTACGAAAAATATGACAACAAATCTATACTCATTAGTGCCAAGATACTATCTAACATGATTAAAAATCCAATAGTTTTTCTTGGATATTCTTTAACTGACAGGAATGTAAAGAAACTTCTTTCTGATTTTTCCTCACAACTACCTAGAGAAGATGGTCGAAAATCAGCTGAAAGAATAATTTTGATTGAATATAAAGAGAATGAACAAGAAGTAGTACCAAAACAGATTACCGATCAACAGCTACAAATTACATATACATCTGTTAAAACAGATAACTATAAACAGATCTATGATGAGATCAGTGCTGTTGATGAAGGGCTCTCACCTTATGATGTTTTAAGGTATCAAAGAGCCATTAAAACACTTATCATTAATGAGGGTGAAAAAGGGCACTTAGATACTCTATTGGTTTCACCTTCTGACTTAGACAGACTTGAAGAAAGTGTTAAACAAGGAAAAAATTTAGTTGTTGCTCTAGGCGATAAAAAGTATGTATTCACACAAGTTAAAGAAATAAATTATCTTGAAGACTACTTATTTAATAAAAATGAAATATCTAATAAATTAGCCATAGATTTCATATTAGGTTCAGTAAACTCATTACAACTTCCATTTTCAAAAACTATAACCTCATGTAATTTGAAAGAGTTAAGTTTGCCAGCTAAATATGTGTTAAAACTAAATCAACGCATTGAACGCCACGGAAAACTAGACGACTTGCTCAATAAAATCACCTTAGATAAAATCAATGCAAATAAAATTTACACCAACATCAAAGATATAAAGGATGCAACGTTCAAAAAGTACAAAGAATTGTCTATAGTCATTAAGAACATAAAAAATATCCCCAAAGAGGAGATTGAAGATTATGTTAAAAAAGAAGCGTTTGTTCAATTCAAGGCATGCGACGTTGACAATTTAAAAACCCAGTATAGGAAACTATTTCTTGCCTACGACTTGTTGATTCATGGAAATGTTGAAAAGATAAATTAAATAAACGCCCCGTACAAAGCGATGGCGGGGCTAATAAGTCATTTATGTATCATTTAGCAACTGACTAAAAAAATACACATAAGAACTCAGACTACCAATATTCGATTAAATTTGCTGCCAACCTACCGAGTTCACCACAACCCGATGCCCCTCTGTCACGAGGCACATTAAAGCTGTACAAATTTCAGCCACACCAATAAGTCTTCATACTCTTTTTTATAAAAATTCATTTAATTATCAATCAGAACAAGTATATCAAACATTATCAATACTAATTGCTATTGACTACACCAATAGCCATTGCTATTGTCATGCTATTGCATCGATGTTGGTATCACAAAATTTATAACTTCACCGTTGCGATGACCGCTTAGATCCGCAGCTTGAATTTCAGCAGGCTCCGGGGAGTGCGAGGGGTGAAGCGGACGCGTGAACGTCGGTGTGACCAGCTGAAATCAACTCAACACTTCATACCTCAGTCGCTTCAACGAGGCGACTTAGTTATGACAACCGGCGGCCATCCACCGCCTGAATACGCGCAGAAGTCTCTATATGTTCAGCAGCCCAGCTTACGGGCAGGAGTTTTTATGGTTCATCAACATTACGGAACGCAGACCGTTAATCGAGGTGCGGTCATGCCAGGAATGCTGGTCAAACACAAAGATGGTACCTGGACTGCATCAGCTAATTTACGCGGACGGCTTTATCTGCATCGCGGCATCGAGCGCACTTATACCCGTGATTTGCTCGTGGAAGTTTTTCTCGACGGACGCGGTAACGGCCTGAATCGCTAATCCCCTTTCCTGTTTTCCTAATCAGCCTGGCATTTCGCGGGCGATATTTTCACAGCCATTTTCAGGAGTTCAGCCATGAACGCTTATTACATTCAGGATTGTCTTGAGGCTCAGAGCTGGGCGCGTTACTACCAGCAGATCGCCCGTGAAGAGAAAGAGGCAGAACTGGCAGACGACATGGAAAAAGGCCTGCCCCAGCACCTGTTTGAATCGCTATGCATCGATCATTTGCAACGCCACGGGGCCAGCAAAAAAGCCATTACCCGTGCGTTTGATGACGATGTTGAGTTTCAGGAGCGCATGGCAGAACACATCCGGTACATGGTTGAAACCATTGCTCACCACCAGGTTGATATTGATTCAGAGGTATAAAACGGATGAGTACAGCACTCGCAACGCTGGCAGGGAAGCTGGCTGAACGTGTCGGCATGGATTCTGTCGACCCACAGGAACTGATCACCACTCTTCGCCAGACGGCATTTAAAGGTGATGCCAGCGATGCGCAGTTCATCGCATTGTTGATCGTCGCCAACCAGTACGGCCTTAATCCGTGGACGAAAGAAATTTACGCCTTCCCTGATAAGCAGAACGGCATCGTTCCGGTGGTGGGCGTTGATGGCTGGTCCCGCATCATCAACGAAAACCAGCAGTTTGATGGCATGGACTTTGAGCAGGACAATGAATCCTGCACATGCCGGATTTACCGCAAGGACCGTAATCATCCGATCTGCGTTACCGAGTGGATGGATGAATGCCGCCGCGAACCATTCAAAACCCGCGAAGGCAGAGAAATCACGGGGCCGTGGCAGTCGCATCCCAAACGGATGTTACGGCATAAAGCTATGATTCAGTGTGCCCGTCTGGCCTTCGGATTTGCTGGTATCTATGACAAGGATGAAGCCGAGCGCATTGTCGAAAATACCGCATACACTGCAGAACGTCAGCCGGAACGCGACATCACTCCGGTTAACGATGAAACCATGCAGGAAATTAACACTCTGCTGATCGCCCTGGATAAAACATGGGATGACGACTTATTGCCGCTCTGTTCCCAGATATTTCGCCGCGACATTCGTGCATCGTCAGAACTGACACAGGCCGAAGCAGTAAAAGCTCTTGGATTCCTGAAACAAAAAGCCACTGAACAGAAGGTGGCAGCATGACACCGGACATTATCCTGCAGCGTACTGGGATCGACGTGAGAGCTGTCGAACAGGGAGATGATGCGTGGCACAAATTACGGCTCGGCGTCATCACAGCTTCAGAAATTCACAACGTAATAGCAAAACCCCGATCAGGAAAGAAGTGGCCTGACATGAAAATGTCCTACTTCCACACCCTGCTGGCTGAGGTTTGCACCGGTGTGGCTCCGGAAGTTAACGCTAAGGCTCTGGCCTGGGGAAAACAGTACGAGAACGACGCCAGAACCCTCTTTGAGTTCACTTCCGGCGTGAATGTTACTGAATCCCCGATCATCTATCGCGACGAAAGTATGCGCACCGCCTGCTCTCCCGATGGTTTATGCAGTGACGGCAACGGCCTTGAGCTGAAATGCCCGTTTACCTCCCGGGATTTCATGAAGTTCCGGCTCGGTGGTTTCGAGGCCATAAAATCGGCTTACATGGCCCAGGTGCAGTACAGCATGTGGGTGACACGAAAAGATGCCTGGTACTTTGCCAACTATGACCCGCGCATGAAGCGTGAAGGCCTGCATTATGTCGTGATTGAGCGGAATGAAAAGTACATGGCGAGTTTTGACGAGATGGTGCCGGAGTTCATCGAAAAAATGGACGAGGCACTGGCTGAAATTGGTTTTGTATATGGGGAGCAATGGTAATGAAGCATCCTCACGATAATATCCGGGTAGGCACGATCACTTTCGTCTACTCCGTTACAAAGCGAGGCTGGGTATTTCCCGGCCTTTCTGTTATCCGAAATCCACTGAAAGCACAGCGGCTGGCTGAAGAGATAAATAATAAACGAGGGGCTGTATGCACAAAGCATCTCCTGTTGAATTAAGAACGAGTATCGGGATGGCACATAGCCTCGCTCAAATTGGAGTCAGGTTTGTGCCAATACCAGTAGAAACAGACGAAGAATTTCATACGTTAGCCACATCCCTTTCACAAAAGCTGGAAATGATGGCGGCGAAAGCAGAAGCAAACGAGAGAGACCCGGCATGACAACAACAGAATGCATTTTTCTGGCAGCAGGCTTCATATTCTGTGTGCTTATGCTTGCCGACATGGGACTTGTTCAATGACACCTCAGCAGGAAAACGCCCTTCGCAGCATTGCCCGTCAGGCTAATTCTGAAATCAAAAAAGCCAGACAGCAGTTTCCGGATAAAAACGTCGATGACATTTGCCGTAGCGTACTGAAGAAGCACCGCGAAACGGTAACGCTAATGGGATTCACACCGACTCATTTAAGTCTGGCGATCGGCATGTTAAACGGCGTCTTTAAGGAGCGATGAACATGAAAAGCAAAATCATCAGGGAGCTACAGGCTCCTTTTTTATTGTTCGCATTCACCCTCAAGCGTATTAACCAACAATTCAGGGATTAATGGAAGATGGCAGACATCATTGATTCAGCATCAGAAATTGAAGAATTACAGCGCAATACAGCAATAAAAATGCGTCGCCTGAACTACCAGACTGTATCCGCAACTCATTGTTGTGAGTGTGGCGATCCGATAGATGAACGAAGACGCCTGGCAGTTCAGGGTTGTCGGACTTGTGCAAGTTGCCAGGAGGATCTGGAGCTTATCAGTAAACAGAGAGGTTCGAAGTGAGCGAAATTAATTATCAGGCACTGCGTGAAAAGGCAGAGAAAGCAACTAAAGGAAGCTACATCGTAGGGCATACATCTGTTAACCAGCACGGCAATTTAACAGGAGTTTTTGTTTGCCAAAAATGGAAAGGAGAACCCGGTGGTGTGATTGCGGAATGTCATGTTAACTGCCTGGTTGAAACAGATGTTCAGGCTTATGCAAACGCTGAATTTATTGCTGCCTTTAATCCAAATGTTGCGCTGGCGCTTCTGGATGAACGGGAAAGAAACCAGCAATACATCAAACGCCGCGACCAGGAGAACGAGGAGATTGCGCTTACGGTTGGGAAGCTGCGTGTTGAGCTTGAAGCAGCAAAATCAAAACTCAACGAGCAGCGTGAATATTACGAGGGAGTAATCGCGGATGGAAGTAAGCGCATAGCAGAACTGGAAAAACAATGCGCCGAATGGGAGCGAAAAGCATTAAGCAACTTTGAAGAGTGTGCTGCGATGGCTGAACGTATCGAAGAGATGCAGACAAAATCTGCACCAGATTCGTTTGGCATCATCGGTGAAAATATTCGAACACAGGACAATCGAATAACGTCAGATCCCATGTTTTGTGTGTATCAAAAGCGCGAAATCGCTGTTGATGCTGATTATGACCATGACCGGATTGTCTGGGTTGACGAAGATGGCAATGAAGCCAATAAACGCCATAGTCGTCGTCTCGAGCTACTTCATGAAAACTTTCGAGAGCCACCAGAAAAATGGCGGCGCGTTGCTGTGAAAGATATTGATGAATTCGTTACCTGCTGTTTCACCGAACAGGGTTGTAAAGACTACCTGGCAGTCAATGGTCACAATCTTCGCTTGCCATTTATATATGTAAAAAGCGGTTTCAGGAACGCTGAATATATCGGCATAAGAAACTGGCTTGCTGGCATTCGCATCAAAGGAGAGTGATATGGCGTTAACACACCGCGAACTCTGTCAGATTGCGTACAAGTTCCTTAAGCGCAACGGTTTCAAGGTTTGTTTTCATGACCGCTTTATAGCTGTAACCAGTACCGGAGAACAGCCAGATGCTATGGGATTCAGAAATTCAGCATCATGCCTGATTGGCGAAATGTTCTCGTGCTGACTTGTTGGCAGATAGAAAAAAGCGTTTTCGTAAAAATCCGTCTCTTGGAATGGGCGACTGGCGATTCTTTATTAGTGAGCCGGGAATTATTTCAATTGAGGATTTACCACCTGGCTGGGGATTACTTCACGTTGTTAACGGAAGAGTACGGAAAGTACATGGGTGGCCCAAGGGTAATTGCTGTTGGGGTAATCCTGACGATAAGCCATTTACTGGAAATAAGCAGGTTGAATGCGATTACATGTTGTCTGCATTAAGGCGCATGGAGTTGAGAGGGCACCTTAATGAAATATATGACGGTGTAATTGTTAATAAGAAAGAAGGAAACGCGGCATGACCACTATTACCGACAAAGAACTGATTAAAGAAATCAAAGAGCGCATAGGCAGCTTGGACGTTCGAGACAATATTGAGCGCCGTGCTTATGAAATTGCACTGGCATCGCTGGAAGCAGAACCGATAGCGTGGGAATGCGGTGAAAACATAATCCTGTTTAACCCTGACACAGTTGAAGCATACGCAAAACGTGCGGAAATATCACCTAAACCACTATTCTCCGCGCCGCCAGCGCTGGTAGTGCCTGATAAGTTGCCGCGTGAATACAGAAACGGTTGGCCTCTTGCGTATAGTGATTATGCTGAAGGCTGGAACGACTGCCGCGAAGCCATGCTTCAGGGAGATAAATCATGATTAATCGTATCAAGCTGGAGCACATCCTCGAATATGCCAGGCAGCAGAGGCATATTGGTCAGCATTGTAAAATTCCACCAGGAGATATGGTTGAAATCATGGAGATTGCCATGCGCAAGGCTGGCAACTCTCCGGTAACTCCGGATGGTTGGATAAGCTGTAGTGAGCGAATGCCGAACGATAAACAGTATGTTTGGTGTTGGGGGAAGTCTTACGGCTGGACTGAGTGCGATACCTTCGAAGGGTATTACGATTGTTCGAGAAACAAATGGTGGGCAGTTACTGACAATGGGGAAGAACCGGCATCGAAAGTAACCCACTGGATGCCGCTACCGGAGCCGCCGCAGGAGGTGAAATGATGAATTGGCCTGAAGCATTCACCGCAGTTGGAGTTGCAATAGCGGTGGCATTTATTCTGTATTCGCTTTTCCGCTGGGGATAAAGGAATGTTCGCTCTGATTCAACGTGGTCAGATATACACGGACAGAGCCGGATACCCTGTGGTGATTACTCGCAGTACTCAGCATGAACCGCCCCGGAAATCCTGGAGACTAAACTCCCTGAGAAAGAGGTAAACAGG